GTTCCATGTGGCAATAATCGATAGTGTACTTGGACCAGGAGCGCCAGACGGACATTAATATATTCTGGAGCCTAACCGTTATTGTCTCCTTATTACTTCTGATCGCCCTGATCATTTACTGGAGATGACACGATGCAAAGCTTTCAGCTTTATGCCGGCGAAGCCGACATGGCAAAGACTGCACGCGACAATGCCAAGACTGCAGAGGAGGGACTGGCTGCCAGCAAGCAATGGTCAGCTTATAAGACCGCCGAGATCATGGCGCGACTGGCACTACGCATGCAACAAATCGCTGCTTCCGATCGGCAAGGAGCAGCCCAACGTGCTTCTCAGGAAGCTCAGCCGCGCAGTATATACCGTTATTACCGCCCACAAGTGACTGGTGCTACAGAACTTGAACAGCGGGCTAATGACGCTGAAGGTTACGTTAAATGTCTCAATGAGGCTGCTGAGAAATTTGGTCGCAAAGGCGATCGGCTTGCCGCTGCAGCGCGTGGCAATCCTGGGTATAACCCAGATAACCCAGGTCATAATCCTGGACCACAGCCACAGCGCGTGCCCATACGTCCTGTGCGCCCACAGCCAGTGCAACAGCCACAGGAGGATAAGCGTGAGTGAGGTTGAGATTGATGGTGTGCAATACCAGTGCAATCGGATGCCGACTCGCACTCAGTACCATGTTGTGCGCCGGTTGATGCCGGCAATTGGTCATTTTGTGCCCTTGTTTGCTGCGTCGCGCGAAGGGCAAGCGGTCGAATTGAGTGATTGGTTGCAGGCATTGACACAAGCCGTGCCAATGCTGGACGATGCCGATAGCGATTATGTTATGGACAGCGCCTTGCGCATGGTTCGCTTTAAGACTGGTGGGGATCGCTGGGCAAATTTGTTTGCCACTAATGGTGGTGGTATCATGTTTGAGCCGGCAGATGTACTAGATACGCAATTGATGTTGGTCTTTGAGGTGTTGCGTGAATCATTGCAGGGTTTTTCTTTCGACAAGCTCTTGGGCGTGACCAATTCCGATACCTCAACGCCAATGCCAACGGGTATAATGGAATCGAGATCCTCCATCTAGCCTCTGGTGAAGACTGGCTATGGCGGCCCATGATGGCTGGGCTATGCCAGTATGAGAGTATTGTCGAAAACCGTTTGGATCTCGCCGACATCGATACACTGAATGAATTGATTAGTTTGCGAGAAGAGAATGATCTGCGCATGCGTGAAGCGATGAATAAGCATCCACCGTCCGACATTGTGATCCCACCGAGTAGGTAGCAATGGCTACACCGTTAGAAGAATTTGTCGTTGCATTGACCTTCAAGACTGACGAGGGTGGAGCCTCGCGGTTTCGTTCTAGTACGCAAAAGTCCAGTGTCGAAGTCGAGCTACTGCAAAAACGCGTTAAGGAATTAGAGTTAGCTCTTAAGCGCGTTAGTGAGAGCTTTGCCAAGACTGCCGCCGATCCAGCCAGAAAATTCGCTGAATTTGGGCAGAAGATTGCCCAGACTACTCGATCAGTAATCACTGAAGTCGGCAATATCGGGCGCAGCGCGGCGGCATTGGGTGGCGCGTTTACTGGTGCAATGGATTTGATTGCGCGTGGTGCCGATCAGACGCGGCGGATTTCGACACATGCCAGGACCACTGTCGCAGATTTAAAAATGATGCAAGACGCCGCTGAGCGTGCAGGCGTCGATTCTAATAGAATAACTAATGCCCTGGTGGGCATGAATAAGAGAATTTCAGAAATGCCGGGTATGGCCGGTGTCGTTAAAGATATGTTTAATATTGATTGGCCTAATTTAAAAAACAAATTTAGCGAAGGCATGTTGCCGATCCTTCGTGATCTTGACAAAATGAGTCGAGACAGCCAGGGTAAGTTACAACCAGCATTGATGGCATATGCCAATCAAGTAGCGGATTATCTTCACTTATCGCGTGAGGCGCTTGATGAGTATCGCGCCGCACCAGAGGTCTTTGAAAAGGCATGGAAAGAGGCCGAGGGATACGCGCAGCGAGTTGGTAAAGGTCAGCGAGATATCACTGAAGGTGCGCGCCGCTGGCGCGAGCAGATGGCAGGTTTGGCAAAGAATGTAAAGACCGTTGGTGATAATGCGTTTGCCACTGCAGAGCCTGCCTTTAGCAAACTATTTGAGACGATCAATAAGGGTCTTGAAAAAGTTGTAGCGTCGGAAGCGGAAAATCCTGGTATTGGTTTGGTCAGTGCCGGTGCATTAGCCGTCTCTGGATTGCAATCGATTATCCCAGCGTTACGCGCGATGGGTGTTCAGATCAGCGTATTGAACCCTTGGGTATTGGGTCTCGCCGCTGCGGCGGGGCTAATCATGATGCACTGGGACGAGCTAGGTCCGTATTTTGATCGGAAATTCAAGGAGATCAAAAAAGCTTACGACGAAGGAGGTCTGGAAGCAGCAATCGAACAGACCATGGTAGTTGCCAAAGATATGTTTAAAGACGCAGTACTTTGGTTGACTCCGCGAATATCTGATATGGCTAAGAGATTGCGGGAATATCCTTGGGCAGACGTTGGCGATAAAATCGGTAAATTTCTTGTTGATGGTATTATTGCGATGTTTGGTGGCACGACTGCCAAGGACAGCGTAGCGGCGGCAGTGCTTGAAGCTTTCAAGGATATTGAAATTACGGCTATGCAGATTGGCGGAAAGATCATGTGGGGCATTGCCCGAGGCATGATTACAAGGACAATACCGGGTAGTGAGGCGGCAGTCGAAAAGGCTGAAGAGATTGTTGAGAAGGCCGCCGAAAGTAGCTTTGGGAAGAGGGTTTGGGAAAATCTTAAATATGGACCTTTTAGTGCGTGGAAGGCGCTTCGCTTTGGCTTTGGTGGTGGTGGCGGCGACGGTGAACAGCCACCAGAAGGTGGTGGTGAACAATCACCAGAACTAGGCGGTGGTTTGCGTGCGGGTGGGGCATTGAGCTTTCAACGTGGCGGTGTTGTTTCTGCTGATCTGCACCAGGGTGAAATGGTATTGCCCGCCAATATCTCGCGCGGATTACAAAGAATGATACGGGCGTCTGAATCGACAAGCTTTCAGACTGGCCCAGGTGCGCGAGCCGATGAAAAACTAGAGCGCTGGCTCAGTGGTGTTGGTGACGCACCCAAGGTGCAATTGGATTTTGAGGCATTGCGGGCGATCTTTCAGGCAATGGCATATTATGGTGGCGAGGCAATGGGGGCAGCGGGTGGCGCAGTAAGCGGGGGGATTGCAGGAGCTTACCGCGCAATGATGGGAGGGGGAGGAGGAGGACCAGGGGTCATGGGCGGTCCCGGTCCAGGAGTGATGGGTGCTGCCGGGGGGCCGCAGCCTGGGGCTGGGACAAGGGGTGATCCACGGGGGATGATCCCAGTCATTGAGGCGGCGGCCATGGCGCATGGTATTGACCCTAAAGTAGCAGTACGCGTCGCGCGCAGTGAAGGGCTGGCGCAGTTTTATGGCGATCAGGGACGTTCTGGTGGTGCATTCCAGTTGTTTACTGGCGGCGGGCTAGGTAATGAATTTCGTCAGCAGACTGGCAAAGATCCATTAGACCCAAAAAATGAGGTCGAGACGATTTGGTTCGCCATGCAGAAGGCTGCAGAGAAAGGCTGGGGTGCGTGGTATGGCGCAGCTAAGGTTGGCGTTAGTAAATGGGAGGGCATTGGTGTAACGCAGCCCAGTGAGGCTGTGGCCCAAACATTCCCAGGCGGTGTTGTTGGTGAAAGCAGTCGTCTCAAACAGACGCAAGCCAAGGGTGCGCGTGACAAGCGAGCGGGATTGCAACAGAAGTTGGTGCAGCAACTCGATGCTGCAGCCCAACGTGCTGGTGTTACCTATGAGGTGTCGAGCGGTGCACGCCTGGGATCATATCGACATGGTGGTGGTGGCGCTGCAGATGTTAAATTGCGCGACGCCAGTGGCAAATTGCTCGACATGCGCAATCCAGCCGATCAGGCAATCATGGGTATGTTTATGGAAGAGGCAGTAGCACAGGGCGCTGAGGGTGTCGGTGCTGGAATGGGGTATATGGGCGCGAACTTGATGCATATTGGTGGTGGGCGGCCCGGTACTTGGGGTGCTGGTGGACGTGCTGCCACCACTGAACCGTGGGTCAGACGAGCGCATACTGGTGGTATGGCGCGGCGCGGTTTTGGTGGTCCTACTGGATTAACGGGCGGATTGTCGCGTATGCAAGATGCGCAGATTGGTGGGCAGTTGGTTCCTGGTGGAGCGCTCACCACTAACAACAATGGCAACAATGTCGATATGAATGTGGTACACAATGTCAATATTTATGGCGGCACTGGCGAAAGCGACACTGTTGGGCGGTTTGTCGGGGCCAGTCGAAGGGTAATTCAAGACCTCCAGCGAGACATGTCTGGAGCAATGGCATGAGTGAACTGCGCCAATTACTGCCTGGGCAGCTTGGTACACTGGTCAATGTTCGTGGTACTGAACGGTTACTTAATTTATCGGGACTGAGCGGTCAGCGAGTTGGTACACGCAGTGATGCGGCGCGTCGTCAGATTGGTAATATAAAGGTTGCGGAGGTTACAGTAGACGAATCACACGATGATACCATGACTATAACTGAGCATCCGGTAGACCATGGAGCCGCAATAGCAGATCACGCCTTTGTTCGACCGGCAGAAGTCCGTATCAGGATTGGTTACAGCGCGGCCTATGTACAAGGCCCAGTAAGGGATATCTATAGTCAGATATTGGCATTGCAGGCATCACGCCAGCCTTTTGATGTTTGGACTGGCAAGCGAGAATATCATAATATGCTTATCGAAAGCATTCGCACGCAATCCAATAGCGGTCTAGAATATACTTTTTTAGCAGATATAGCATTACGTCAAATTATATTGGTGCAAACTAGCACGATCCCAGTTAGTTCAGTGCCCAGCAATTTATTGATGTCGGACAAAAACATGCCGACGGTCAATACCGGGCAAGTTAATGTGCAGGCTGCCAATGTGACCTATAACCAAGCTTTAGTCAGTGGTTTGTCACCACCCAAGGCAGAGATGGCGGGATTGATACCACCAAGACCACCGATTGAATTGCCATTTGGTCAGCCGTGGACACCGCAATTGCCACAACTGCCGGATACCTCCCTCTAATGGCAGTTATTGAAATCCCACTGGTTTCGCGCCCACAATATTTCCACGTCAGTCTCGCGCGGAAGACTTATCATTGCCGATTACAGTGGAATGTGCCGGCGGGTGTGTGGATGCTGGATTTCCATGATATCATTGGCACGCCGATCTTGACCGGAGTGCCGTTGGTGACCGGCACTGATCTATTGGATGCGTTCGATTATCTGGGTTTCAATGGTGCAATGCTGGTGATCTCGACTTTGGGGCCGCCCGACAATGTGCCGGGATTTTTAGATCTTGGCACGCGTGGGCATGTTTACTTCATCTCGTGGGAGGCAGCCAGTGCCGTTTGATACAGGCTACAAGCCACCGCAATACCCAGGTGCACGTCTCGGCACATTGCGTGAGGACGGCACGATTGGAGCCAATGATCAATGGCTGCGCAAATGGGAATTGACATTGGTCAGCAGTGGTGAGATTGGTCGCGCCGGGGCCGGTACAACGATTACTACCCAGGAACAGCACCATGATTTCCGTATGACATTCCGGGTGCGCGCTGCCGATAGTTTTGAAACTTCACCGACTGCCGAGATCCGGGTCTACAATTTGGCGCGTGAAACGGCTGCTAATATTATTCGCGAACACGATCGGGTAATACTGCAAGCTGGATACATGACTGGGCACTATGGGATCATATTCACTGGTCGCATAAAGTATTTTAAGATCGGGCGAGAAAGCGCCGTCGATTCGTATCTCGACATTTTTGCCGCGACCAGTGACGAACTCAATGATGCGTATTTTAATGAGACACTTGATGGGCCAGTACAGATGCGAGAAATCAAAGAGAAATTAAAAGAGGGAGTACGCAACCATGTTGCAGCGGTGGAGAATGGCGACGAGATACCGCCTACGGTTAAGACGACGCCGTTTCTGCCGCGTGACGTAGTGCTTTATGGTAATTTTAAACCAGAATACCGCGAATGGGCGCGCAGCAATTTTTCGACATTTCATATTCAGAACGACAAACTGCATATATTGCCGCGCACTGCTTATCGGCGCGGTGAAATTGTTGTGATCAATTCCGGTACCGGAATGGTCGGAGTGCCAGAAGTCACGACTGACGGTATCAATCTTCAGTGTCTTTTGAATCCCAATCTATATGTCAAAGGTCGTGTTAAGCTGGATAACCGCAGTTTCAACGACTATTATGTCCCTGGTGGCAATTTGCTAGCCGGTACTGGACGGCTGGCTGGGCAGCCCGGTGCACAGACTGGTAGTGCGAAGGTTGGAATGGCTGCATTTATGGCTCCAATAACTGAGGATGGCGTCTATTGCATTCAGTCAATAGATCACTCCGGCGATACGAGAGGTCAGGCGTGGTATAGTCACTTGATGTGCACTCACCAGCATCCCGATCGGTCACATGATAACTCAGTGACGGCGGGCGACTGGCGTCCGAGTTAAGGAGGAGAATTACATTGGACGCGCGCGAGGTCTTCGATGATTTGGGCGAAGTTATTCGCACTGCAATTGACACTGCCAATGCCCGCGTCTGGACTTCACTGCCGGTTAAGGTATTGGAGGACAGCGATGGATTTGTCGTCAAGGTGCAGCCAACAATCCAAGGTAAGCGCTTTGACCGCAAAAGCGGCGAGCAAAAGGATGAAGACATGCCGGTACTAGGCAAGGTGCCGGTGCAATTTGCCTTTGGCGGCGGATATGGGCATACACACCCAATTAAAGCTGGTGACGAAGGCATTGTGGTTTTCTCTGCTAGAATGATCGATTCGTGGTGGGACCAAGGATCAGAACAGCCGCGCCCACAGCTATTGCAAAGACGACACAACATCAGCGACGGTATGTACATACCCGGTGTAAGATCAAAACCTCGACGGCTAGGTGGACATCCCGATCAAGATGCACAAATGGCAGGGCGTGCCAATGGGGATACTGCGCCAGCCTCGACCACCAGCTACCAGATTCGCACCGAGAAAGGCGACTATTACATTGAACTAGCACCCGATGGTGCAGTAAACATTGTGTGCAAGACACTGACGATAAAAGCCAGTGAAAAGGTTCGCATCGAGAGTCCATTGGTCGAGGTGATTGATGGCGAAATTACTGCCGAGAAAGAAATCACTGCAAAGAAAGACGGCAGTAAAGTGACACTGACTGAACATAGGCATCGCAATGTGCAAGGCGGCATGGGCGAGAGCGGGCCGCCAAGGCCAGGAACATGACAGAACGCGAACACTGGGTCTGGGAAAATATGATTTGGGGTGGCACTGTTGGCTGGCAAGTCGAGTGCGCCCGCAATGCGATACTGGTGGTGGGAGTAGATGGCAAACCGCTGATCGCTCACACTGACCAATGGACGCCTGATTACAAACCGCTCGAAAAAAAGTGACTCGCGCAGGCTTTGAACAATGGCTTGAACTCAGAGGCTCGGAGTATGTCGGCAGACCACGCAGCCCAGTCGGCTGTCCGGTTGTTGTCTACCTTGATGATACTGGAGACCGCGCCGTAGGTCGGGCAATTAGCAGCTTGTATCCTGGCATGTTGTTTCAAGCAGTGTGGGCGCAGACAGTTATGACCGAAATCAGGCGGCGCGCTTGGGCACGCGCCTTTGTCACAGAAATTGATAAGTTTGATGCCGATACGATTACTGGCGATGAAGCACTGGAGATTCTGGACAATATTCCACGATGACTCTACTTGATGAGGAAGGTTTTGAACGTCTCGCTACTGCAATGGAGCGTATCGCCGCTGCAGTGGAAGCGATTGCTGGTAGTCAGGGACAGATTGCTACTAGTCAAATCACTGGTGTTGAACAGTTTTTGCACGAAATTCTTGATCTGTTAAAGGGTCAACCGCAAGGTTACCGATTACAGGATTTCTAATGGCATTCCGTTATCGCCGTCTCGATGAATACACTGGGGATATGACTTTTGGTGCTGGCACTTACAATTTTATCACTGACACACCGGAAGCCGTCGCCCAGTCAGTCCTTACCCGTCTGCTGTTATGGCAGGAAGAATGGTTTCTCGACCGTTCCAGTGGAACACCATGGCTGCAACGTGTGCTGGGCGAGCATAATCTTGGCACAGCCGATATGGCAATCCGTGCCCGTATTGTCAGTACTCCCTATGTGACGCAGGTTGAAGATTATGCCAGTGCATATAATTCGACTGACCGCAGCTTTATTGTTTCGTGCAAGGTTACAACAGCGTTTGGCCCAATAACGGAAGCTCCTCCAGGGAGTCTACTAAGCCCACGCGGCGCGCTCGTCATGCGCCTGGGCGTCGGGCCACAGCAACGACAATTGACGAGGTAACATGGCGATCTCAGATTTCATTCCTTTTGCAATAAATTATGGGGCCAATGTCGAAACCCAAGCAAATTGGGCGGCTAATCCAGCCGCGATAAACGGGTTTGCTGCTGGTGTGGCGCGTAGCCGTGAATGCAATAAGGCGTGGCGGCAACCCTCATTCGTTGCAGCATGTCTAGCTCGTTTAATGGCCGATGAGCTTAACGAGGACGTTCTTGACGATGGCAATCTGCCCAGGTTCAATGATCAGTTATTGCGCATGTTTGGCGTCATCGCCGCCAATGCTGCACCGGTTCGTGAAGCGCCAGTCGATGGGTTTATTTATGGCAGAAGAAATTCTGATTGGGCTCGCTCGACAAATGAAGCGCCAATCGATGGGATATCTTATGT